TTCCACTTGTTCCTGTAGTTCCACTAGTTCCTGAAGTTCCATCCGTACCACTTGTTCCTGAAGTTCCATCCGTACCACTTGTTCCACTTGTACCTGTTGTTCCTGATGTACCACTTGTCCCTGAAGTACCATTAACACCACTTAGTCCTGAAGTTCCACTTGTACCTGAAGTACCATCCGTACCACTTGTACCGCTAGTCCCATCTGTTCCACTTGTTCCCGAAGTTCCATCTATTCCACTTGTACCTGAAGTTCCATCAATACCTGAAGTACCACTAGTTCCGTCTGTACCACTAGTACCTGAAGTACCATCTGTTCCACTTGTTCCTGATGTACCATCTGTTCCGCTTGTTCCACTTGTACCATCTATACCGCTTGTACCTGAAGTACCATCCGTTCCACTTGTTCCCGAAGTTCCATCTATTCCGCTAGTTCCTGAAGTTCCGTCTGTTCCGCTTGTTCCTGAACTTCCGTCTATTCCGCTAGTTCCTGAAGTTCCGTCTGTTCCACTAGTACCTGAAGTACCATCTGTACCTGATGTCCCTGATGTTCCATCTGTTCCGCTAGTTCCCGAAGTTCCGTCCGTACCTGAAGTCCCATCTGTTCCCGAAGTACCTGATGTACCGTCTGTTCCGCTTGTTCCTGAAGTTCCGTCTGTTCCGCTAGTCCCTGAAGTCCCATCAATACCGCTTGTACCTGAAGTACCATCTGTTCCGCTAGTACCTGAAGTACCGTCTATTCCACTAGTTCCTGAAGTACCATCCGTACCGCTTGTCCCTGAAGTTCCGTCTATTCCGCTAGTTCCTGAAGTACCATCGGTACCGCTTGTCCCTGAAGTACCATCTGTTCCACTAGTTCCTGAAGTACCGTCAGTACCGCTAGTTCCTGATGTACCATCTGTTCCACTTGTACCGCTAGTCCCATCTGTACCACTTGTTCCTGATGTACCATCTGTTCCACTAGTTCCTGAAGTACCATCCGTACCGCTTGTACCTGAAGTTCCATCCGTACCACTTGTTCCGCTAGTCCCATCTGTTCCACTCGTACCTGATGTACCATTCGTACCACTCGTACCTGAAGTCCCATCTGTTCCACTTGTTCCTGATGTACCATCTGTTCCGCTTGTTCCTGATGTACCGTCTATTCCACTAGTACCTGAAGTACCGTCAGTACCACTAGTACCTGAAGTTCCATCTGTACCGCTTGTCCCTGAAGTACCGCTTGTCCCTGAAGTACCATCCGTACCGCTAGTACCTGAAGTACCGTCTGTTCCACTCGTACCTGAAGTACCGTCTATTCCACTAGTACCTGAAGTACCATCCGTTCCACTTGTTCCCGAAGTTCCATCCGTACCGCTAGTCCCTGAAGTTCCATCCGTACCGCTAGTCCCTGAAGTTCCATCAATACCTGATGTACCACTTGTACCGCTAGTACCATCTGTTCCACTTGTTCCTGATGTACCATCCGTACCGCTTGTCCCTGAAGTTCCATCAGTACCGCTAGTTCCTGATGTGCCATCCGTACCTGAAGTACCTGATGTTCCATCTGTTCCCGAAGTACCATCTGTTCCCGAAGTACCTGATGTACCGTCTGTTCCGCTTGTTCCTGAAGTTCCGTCTGTTCCGCTAGTCCCTGAAGTCCCATCAATACCTGATGTACCACTAGTACCTGAAGTACCATCTATTCCGCTTGTCCCTGAAGTTCCATCAGTACCGCTAGTTCCTGATGTACCATCCGTACCGCTTGTCCCTGAAGTTCCGTCCGTACCGCTTGTCCCTGAAGTTCCGTCCGTACCGCTAGTTCCCGAAGTTCCGTCTGTACCACTTGTTCCTGATGTACCATCTGTTCCACTAGTACCTGAAGTTCCGTCCGTACCGCTAGTTCCGTCCGTACCGCTAGTACCTGATGTACCATCCGTACCACTAGTACCTGAAGTACCATCTGTACCGCTTGTTCCTGAAGTACCATCCGTACCGCTAGTCCCTGAAGTACCATCCGTTCCCGAAGTTCCATCTATTCCGCTTGTTCCTGATGTACCTGAAGTACCATCTATTCCACTTGTCCCTGAAGTTCCATCTGTACCTGAAGTACCTGATGTACCATCTGTACCGCTTGTTCCTGAAGTACCGTCTGTTCCTGAAGTTCCGTCCGTACCGCTAGTACCTGATGTACCATCCGTACCACTAGTACCTGAAGTACCATCTGTACCGCTTGTTCCTGAAGTACCATCCGTACCTGAAGTACCACTAGTTCCGTCTGTACCTGAAGTACCATCAATACCACTTGTACCTGATGTTCCATCTGTTCCTGAAGTACCACTAGTACCATCCGTACCGCTAGTCCCTGAAGTACCATCTGTACCGCTTGTACCTGAAGTTCCATCAGTACCTGATGTCCCTGAAGTACCATCCGTACCACTAGTCCCTGAAGTACCATCAATTCCACTTGTACCACTAGTACCTGTTGTTCCACTTGTACCTGAAGTACCATTAACACCACTAAGACCTGAAGTACCACTAGTACCTGAAGTACCATCTGTACCTGATGTCCCTGTTGTTCCACTAGTCCCTGAAGTTCCATTCGTACCACTAGTACCTGATGTTCCGTCAATACCCGAAGTCCCTGATGTTCCATCCGTACCACTTGTTCCTGAAGTACCATCTATACCACTAGTACCTGAAGTACCATCTGTTCCTGAAGTTCCGCTAGTTCCTGAAGTTCCATCTGTACCACTTGTACCTGATGTTCCATCCGTACCACTAGTACCTGAAGTTCCATCTATACCACTTGTTCCTGAAGTACCATCCGTTCCTGAAGTTCCGCTAGTTCCTGAAGTTCCATCCGTACCACTTGTCCCCGATGTACCATCAATACCGCTAGTTCCCGATGTACCATCAATACCACTTGTACCTGATGTTCCGTCAATACCCGAAGTACCTGATGTTCCGTCAATACCCGAAGTCCCTGATGTTCCGTCAATACCTGAAGTCCCCGATGTCCCATCAATACCGCTAGTTCCCGATGTCCCATCAATACCCGAAGTCCCTGATGTTCCGTCAATACCTGAAGTCCCTGATGTTCCGTCAATACCACTAGTACCTGATGTTCCGTCAATACCACTAGTACCTGATGTTCCGTCAATACCCGAAGTCCCTGATGTTCCGTCAATACCTGAAGTCCCCGATGTCCCATCAATACCGCTAGTACCTGATGTTCCATCAATACCACTAGTTCCTGATGTTCCGGTAGTCCCTGAAGTACCTGATGTTCCTGAAGTTCCACTTGTACCTGAGGTACCGTCAATCCCTGATGTCCCTGAAGTCCCACTAGTTCCTGAGGTCCCACTTGTTCCACTAGTCCCTGAAGTACCACTTGTCCCTGTTGTTCCACTAGTCCCTGAAGTACCACTTGTTCCCGATGTTCCATTAACACCCGAAGTTCCACTTGTACCTGAAGTCCCGCTTGTTCCTGCAGAAGTAGTAACGGTAATATTACCGTTGCCATTATTAGTTACAGTAGCGTTAACAAATGTAATACCTGAAACAGGAAACACTGTAGTAACACCATCACCAACCGAAAGGGCTGACCCTGTACCTGATGTGAATCCTGAAATTTCTACTTCACTTCCATCACTATTATTAAGTGTTAACGTTTCAGTACCACTATTATATGTTCCACCGGTTATTGTTCCTGTAAATCCTGTTATTGTTACAGTACCTCCGGTGTTATTGAATAAATCTAAAGTTGTTGTCGCAGAATAATATGTTCCACCTGTAATTTGAATGTCAGTGGAGCTAACTATTCTCCATTTGGCATCATCTCTTGTAACACCATCAATACCCTCAATTGTTGAACCGGTCCAAGCGCTAATAAAATCCCTACCCGCTTGAGACCTAGCGTTTACTGTTGTAAATGTTGATTGTTGTGTTATTGCTGAACTACCTGTTAAACCTGTAAGATTACCCCATAAGACATCGTAATCAGGTATGTAGTATTGATAAACAGTATCCGTTTCATAAACATAAACTTGCATTCCAAGTTTTCTTCTTCCTGATGAAATATTATCAGAATTAAGTGTTAAGATAGTCCATTGTAATCCCGAATTTGGTTGTACCGAAATCTGTATTGGAACAGTATTAGCTGAAAGTGTTTGAGAGCCAGTACCACTAAAAGTCAATTTTAAATTATCTGTGTAATACACCTCTTGATAACCCCCAACTTGTGAAACTGAAAAATTAGTCCCTTGTGGATTAGTTAAAGTAACACCTTCAGGTGAATTTAGAAGACTTAATGATGTAGGATTTTTATATGGAAACGCCATTTTATGTTTGTTTGATTTTATTATTATTTATTAACTTTTAGTGTCACCTCTAAAATATAGTGAACCTGATAACGGTGTTAGTATTGGTAATATAAATTGTGGACTTACCCATAATACTCGATAAGTCCCAGCAGGTATTGCAGCTCCGGATGTAACGTTCACATTAAGTGCCGTAGTACCAACAATGGTCCCAATATTACTATAAATTTCATCACCACCAAGATTAGTTCCAACATCAATTGTCATGTCAGTTAGAGAACCATTAACACCGTTTAATGGTATCCAAATAGTGTAAAAATACTCTTCAGATGGTGTAACCATCGATGAATTAACCTCTATTGAACCAAATGTATAAATACTTTGACTAAGACCATTTATCATTTGTCCATTAACTTGAGCTATTGGAGCCTTTAAGTCGTCAGGTTTAACAAAATTACCTGTACCATTAATAAATGATGGTTGATGAGCGTAAACATCTAAATCATTACTGTAACTTCCTGAGTTATCATTAGGGACTGTCGCAGAATAATAAGAATACCAATCAATTGCTCCTCCTGTTGTCGCAAAATTAAGTAAATCAGTATCATCTGTTGAGTCTTGAGGTTCAGCAAAGATATAAGCATAGAACGCCGCCATAGTAGGCGTCGGTGTAGGAGTTGGAGTTCCCGTATTTGTAGGTGTATTAGTTGGAGTATTAGTTGGAGTTTCCGTATTTGTTGGCGTTTGAGTTGGAGTTTCCGTATTTGTTGGTGTTGGGGTAGGTGTTAATCCTGACGTACCTGTTTGAGTAGGGGTTGGAGTATTAGTAGGTGTATTAGTAGGTGTCTCAGTATTTGTCGGAGTTTGTGTTGGTGTTGGCGTATTAGTTGGTGTATTAGTTGGCGTTGGTGTTATACAGTCAACATTCACAACAACCCCATCTAAAAAATTATTTCGAGTTACTGCAGAGTAGTAAATAAAATCATCTAAATAAATGTTAAATGGTCCTAATGATGTTGAATTTGAAGTGAGACTAATAATGTATTGAGTACACGCTGTTACCGTTAATTGTTGTTCAATTTCGGAAACACATCCAGGCGCATTATTAGTAACAAGAATAGAATATATTGACATTCGATGTTTTTATTAAATAAATACCACGACTATCCTATTTCAGTAATATTAAAATAAAAAATGAGTTGTTTATTCTTTAAGAAATAAACTATGCTTCAGTAATATTGATATTAACGGTACAAGATACCAATTCAATAGTAATGTTAAATGTACAACCAAACGTACAATCAAGTATTTTAAAAATCTCACAATCATTATCATCCACTAACAATAACATAATTTCCGGAGCGGTATTAAATATTGTTGGTATTACAGTATTATAATAAACTGTTGGTGGTACAGGACCAGAGTTAATTGTCCCTAATAAATAACGATTATTACCATATACATCCGCAATGTATACACTAATTGGATATGTTCCTCCTGAAATATCTGTAATAGTAATTTGTGTCATGTTATGTTAAGCACATTATATCATACTCTATAATCAAATCAATAATAATTTCTTGACCATTTAAAGTATCATCACCTCTTGTTGTCTCAATCGTAATTTGATTTGTTAAAGCGTTTATGGTAACATTCGCAATTCCCGGAACCGTCAATAATAACTGTTTAATGGTATCATAATATTCATTATCCGTTGGCCCGACATTTAACGAAGTAGTTGTAAAAAATAGTTCACTAGTTGTTAAATCAAGCGGTGTTACCGACACTTTTGCAGTGAATGTCGCACTTACTAAATCACACCCTTCATTATCCAATGTTAAATCATAAAAACCTTCATTCAACATTTGTAATAAACCAAACTTAGTTGGCGATTCAATATTGAAAACTTCCTCACCCATAACATAAGTTTGATATGATGTTAAACTAGCAAAACAACTAATTGAGGCACTTCTAACTAATGAACACCCACCACTATCTACAATAGTTAAACTATAAGTTCCACCCGTTAAACCTGATACTTGAATTTGTTGAGGATTGTTTGGCACATTATCAGACCAATAGAAAGTAAATGGAGGCAGACCTGAATTTATAAACGCAGTTATTTTACCACTATTACCCGTGCCACAAGAAATACTATACAGTGAATAATCCAATCTTTCACTTCCGGTAACTAATACACTAGAAGATTGAACACATCCGGCCCCATCAGTCACTGTAACCGTGTGTGTTCCGGCAGAAATATTATTAAAGGTTACCGCAGTTAAATTTGTATTTAAGATATCATATATCCCATTATCAATAGAATAATTAAGTGGAAATGTAATTCCTGAACTAACCGTAACACCTATGAAACCATTCACTTGATTACAAGAAGTACCTGTAACTGATGTTGATATAGTATACTGATTATCAGTCATAATATAAACCTCCTCAATATAAGAACATCCTGAACTATCACTAACCCCTATCGAATAAGTTCCTTCAGATAAATTCTCAAATAATTGAGCGGTTTGGTTATTACTAATATTGTTAGTGTCACCCCCAGGAGAAATTAAAGTATATGTATATGGTGTTTCTCCACCAATAACTGAAATTAAAATTTTACCATCAACACTTGAACAAGTTGAATTAGTTGTTTGAACAGACACCGAATTAATACCGTTTGGTGGAATCAATGATGTTTCAACATTTAAAGTACAAAGTCCTGCGTCTGTAACTAAAAACCCGTAAGTCCCTGAATACAACCCCGAAATTGTAAAAGTTTTTGAATATGAAACTTCAACCACCCCTGTTGAAGCAGAATAATAATATGGGGCAGTACCACCGGTAATTGTTAAACTAACCGAACCGTCAGAATTAAAACAAGTTGGTGATACAACAGTGAAAATACCAAACCCTATTGGGTCAACATCAGTCACTGTTTCGTTTTTACCTAAATTACACCCATAACCATCAGTAACTATAACTGAATATTGACCTGAAGTTAAACCTGTTATGGTAGAACCTGTTTGTCCGTTATTCCATAAATAACTAAACGGAGGTTGTCCTGTTATACCTGTTACACTAATTTTACCAATTGGGGTCCCTCCACAAGACGAATTTGGAACCATGTATAAACCATAATTTAGTACTTCCGATTCTTCAACTATAAAACTTTCACTTCTTCCAGTACAACCTCCAAGGTCTAAAACCGTCATATAGTAAGTCCCAGCACTTAAGTTGTCAAAGACAACATTATTAAGATTTGTTGATGCGGATTGAACATAAACATTATTATTTTGATATAAATAATAATTTGTTGAAGAGTATTGTGTCGTTGAAGTACCTGTAACAGACCCATTATTAAGTGAGCAAGTTGTATTATTAACATTTGTTATACTACAACATACCCCATTCGAAACAGGGATATTAATATATATAACTTGATTAGTTGGTAATGAACTATCAGTTACTTCAATACTATATGTCCCTCCGACTAAATTAGTTTTAGTTATCGAAGATAATATTATGTTTGTTGGAAATGATGGCTCAATCCATTGAACAGTATAAGGCGACGTACCATTAGACATCGTTAAATCAATCACCCCATTTGAGGTATTAAAACAATCTCCCGTTACATTTATATTATAATTAAGAGCCATTAGTTAGTATTACAATTTATATTTATTTGTATTCCCACATTTAAAGTTAACAATTCATCAATATTTCTTTCCGTACAAGTTAAACTTTCTATTTTTAATATATTTCCATCAATTTCGTATGTAAACCCATAATCGTATAATAATGATAGATTATCGAATAATGCAATCCTCCACATTTGTAGTGTTGGTACATCTGTATATCCATAACCTACATAAAATGGTTCTTTAATTAATAATTCACCACCAATTCTTAAATCAACATACCATTGAGTCTCCACAGAATTTTGTACACAATCATTTAATGTTAAACCATTTTGAGATAACATATTATCAATTCGATTTGCCAAAATACTATTAAAATTACCAACATTAGGGTCCCCATTTAACCATGGATATACAAAAAATTCAGTTGATTCGGTTGCACAATTATAATCGAAGATATTACTAATTATAAAACAAGGATTAACAGGAACCGGAACGAATTGACATCCTCTTTGTCTTCTATAAACAAATTTTTGTTTATGTAAAACTGAGTTCTCCAATTTAACACCGGTATTCCAAATTGTTGTGGCAGGAAACATTTGTTCCACCAATTTCATCCAATAAGGACCAATACCTGTAACATAATCAATAAGTTTTTGATAAGTATATTTGCTATTTGGTAATCCAACTGTCGCCTCAGATTCAATGTATTTCCACCATATAGATTGTAATGTTGGATATCCTCCTGTTTTACCATCACTAATGTATTGTCGATTTCTAACATTAATCATATTCTCCCAAAACGTTTGTGAGAATTCAAAGAATGTTTTCTTTTTAGGTTCAGGATTAATATAAGTCCAATCCACACCTCCCGGAACAGGATAACCAACAGTTAATCCGGATTCAGGTATTGGGTAATCATAACTAACCGATTGTCTCCAAACATCATAAACAAGACCTTGGGAAGGATTTAAAAATAAATCTACATTTTTAACATTTAATACTAGTTTTTCATCGTCAACATAATAATAGGCATTATAATCACCCTCAGTCGATACTCTAATTTTATTATCTTCTTCTAACCAAGACTTTTTATTATCAACAACTTTTTTTAACTTAAACCCTTCAGTCATGTAAGGGAATTGTCTAAATCTATCTAAATACGGTTGTCCATAAGTAAATGGACTTAAACTAGTTTGGATATTATAGTTTTGACCGGTATAAACATCACCGGTAATAATCACTTCATCCGGACTTCTATGTTGTGGGGTTGATTCATACCATCCTGAACCAACTTGGAAAAAATAACTTTCGGTATTAACAGGAGCTTTTGGAAAACCTAAACTATCAATAGGGTATTCATCTAACCTTATCGATACATCTTCATATGTTGCGATTGATGTATAAGCAGAATAAACATTACCTCTAATTTTATATGTTTCACCAGGCAAATAAGCCGGAGTATTATCAACATAAGTCCCTCCTGATATTGTAGCCCATTGCGTATAGAATTGGTCTAAATTAATCTTTTGGTCGGCTAAATAGATATGTTCATTATATTCAACTAATGAATCCGGAGCCCCAATTAACCTCATTAAAAATTCAACTGACCTTCTTGTTCCTTTTGATTTAAATAAGTAAGAGGCATTAATAATTAAATTACGATAATATGCGTAATTAATTTCAGTAGGTGTTAAAGCTCTTGTGTAACCAGGATAAGTTGGTGTTGAAGTATTTCCAAATATCGATTCTAAAAAATCTTCATCCGTAATTGGTGAGAAATTTGATGACCACCCTAATGTTTGAGCAAGATTAACAAGTAATTGTGATGGTATATCATTAGATGGATTGTAGTTAACCGAATTCATATAAGCCAATGCATCTATGAATTGTTTTATTTGGTCAAAACTTCTACCATAAATTTGAAATATCTTCTCAACTTTTTGACCCATAGTATCAAACTCTTTTAACGAGTCTGTCACCAAAAATCTTGAAATTAAATTTGTTTTAAACGAATCTAAATTTTCCGCAATTGCATCCAATTGAGCCAAATAACCATCAAATTGTAATGACCTAATATCTAAGTTCCAAGGGCCGTCTTTAGGCCAAGTAACTTGTTGGTAATCTGTAAAAAATTCCCCATTTTCAGTTTGAGCAGGAATTTGAAACACCGCAGTGTATTCAGGTCTTATTAACCTATTTAATAAGAATTTTTCAACTTCATCAAAATTTTCTGCAAATATCTTATCAGTAATTAAATCATTCGGTCTAATTTGGTATTCTTCGAAAACTGTAGTTGCCGATTCACCAAAAGGAGCACCTGAAACATAAAAACTAATATAACCAGTACCTAATGTATCCGATGGTTGAAATGAATTTATTTTGAATATATTATCGTTTATACTAACACAATAGTCTAAATAAGTGTTATATAAATTTCTATATGGTGAAGTTGTGATTTCCCTTAAATTTAGATTGGTTGCAGCACTTATAGAATAATCAATATCAAAAGGATTATTAATCCTATCAACATTAATTTGAAAATAAGTTTCGTCTTCAATAGGGTCATAACTGACATTAACTGCAGTTGCACCTGTAACAAATACTAAGTTTGAAAATTGAACGTCTAAAGAGGCAGGAAAATAATTAATAATTTTCGTTGCGGATACTTGGAATCTTTTACGTAAAGAACCATACATCGAAAAGTTGAGAACTTGTGAAACATCATAATTAGGATAAACCCTAAACTGAGTTGCAATAATTCTTCTACTTTCATTAACATCTTCAATGTTTAACGATTGTAAACTTAACGGTTCGGAAAATGCTCCAACATTAAAATTTCTATTAACTTTTTCTGTAACCGAAGTTGTAAACTCAAAATTACCTTGCGTTAAACCTCCCCCTTCAACAGTTTGTAAACCTACAATGTTGTCGGAAAAAGTCGCAGCCCCACTACCAGGTCTTGGCGGATAAAAATATTTTGTTGTTGTCGTATTTACTGCCATTAAGTTGTTATATTTGTAAAGTTTTTACTAAAATCAACATTATTACCTCGACCTTGTCTAACTTCATATAACAACGCATTAAATTGGTCTCTAACCTCGTATAAGTTGTATTGTCTATAGATGTTATTTTGTGAATCATAAATTGTGTAAATTCCATCATCAATAGATTTGGTTTGATTACCATAAAGAGCTATTGCAAGAGATGAAATGTCATATTCAACCATCTCAATTTCAACCGTGATGGGATTAAAAAAAGTATTGGTTATAATGATATCTTGGCTTGGTTGTCCAATAAATGGTGTTGCATTTGGTTTGTTTGTTGGAGATGAAGATGGTGATAATGTTAAAAATATTAAATTTGAAGAACCATCAACATATCTATATCTAATCGCCTTTTGTTGTGTATTAACCTCATTCGACACAACAGGTTCACAATAAAAACTTGAAGTAATTACTCTGAAAAAATTAGGTATTTTTGAACCATCCGGATTTAGATATTCCACTCTAAAACCAACTAACCCCTGAGGAACAAATTTGTTTTGATATTGTGCTGGTACATTAGTTAAATCAATCACAAGACCTTTAACATTTGGAAGGGCACTTAAAACCCCACAATCAGTAATTACTGTTCTGATTTGAGCAGGTCTCAAATATAAAGTATAAAATCCTAAAGCATTAAACTGATTTGCAGGTAATGTTAGATTATACAACCCTCCTAAAACTTCAACACCTGCGTTTCCACCGGTTTCAGAATTTTCAAAATAAGGTCGTAAAATTGTTTGAGCATCCAATTTTGTTAAGACAAATGCGTCCGTAACATCTCTACTCGGTGTATAATTCATGATGATTTCAACATCTGTTGGTGAAACATCAGAAGGTCTTATTGTTCCATAGCTTCCAATTGCCATATCTTGTTATTTAATTTATAAATAGTTTAGTTATTTTTTTCCTTTAATTTTCTTTATTAACAACATTAAAAAATCCATATCCGTAATTAATCATGTCACCAAGATTATCTACCTCACCAATTCTTTGAACTCTTTCATAAGCACTATTGTTACCTCTCTCAACAAACACATTTGTTTGTATCTGTGCTTGGTCAACAACTTTTAATAAAACCTCATCTTTAGTTATTGGTGTTGAGGTTAAATTATTCTCTGTTAATCCTGATGATTGTTCAAAATATATTGTAGTACCATCAAAATAATCGTAATAATTAATCTGAGTTATAGTATATGCAGTATAGATTGGTGTAACATCGGTAATCATTCCCCATATTTGACCATTACTAATTACAGGAGTACCAATTCGTTGGTTAATTGTTAAATCCCCATAGGTATCTAATTCGGTTAGTCTTGATTTAGTAATACCCGATATAGTAAATGGTACCGTAACATAATTGTTAGATGTTTGAGCAGATACTTCATTAACTGCATCTCCTGAAAATATATAATCATAAGACACTGATGTCCCAATCCAATTACCTGATGATGGTGCGAAAAATGCCTCTCCTTGAGGATTATAAATTGTCACATCACTAAATGGTGTTGTAATAGTTTTGGAAACTTTTGTAATTCCCCAAGGGTTAATCTGTTCTAAGGTAATCACATATTGTTTATTCTCAACAGGGTATGTATGATTAATTGAATTAGGTGCGTAAGTCGTTATTGTTTGTTTTGGTGAACCATCACCCCAATCAATTCTATAAGCAGATAAATCCAAAAACTTTTGAAATTCATTTGAAGTATTATAAACATTGTAAGTATAACTTGAGGATGTAGTAGATGAAAATATAAAATTTGCCACAACATCTTTTTGTAAAACCGCACCATCAAAAGGACTATAATATCCCGCATCAACCGCACTTTGTCTTATCAAAATAGGAATGGTAAGTCCTGTTAAAATTGAACTTCCGTTTACCCCTGAACTCACAACTTGAGTCATAGCAGAATAAACCCCAACAGGAGTTCCCTCATAATCCACAACTGACAAGTCACCTAATATCGTTTCCGGTGATATCTTAATATTATAAAAATCTTCCATTATACAGGTGGGTTAATATATTCATACCATTTTATGGGAATATTAGTTCCCATTCTCTGACCATAAGTGTTTAATACTTGATAAGTTTGACTCGGATAATCTAACTTAACCGTATAATAGAAATATTGAGTGTTATCAAAATTATATCGTAATCCATCTGAAAGGTCAGATTGAGGACCATTCGTGTCATCTAATGGGTCTGACCCCTTACCTGTCATCATTTTTGTAAATTGTCCTGTTTTTGCGTTATAAAACTTAGCCGCCATATAAAACGTATCCAAATTTAAAAAAGTTCTTTTCTTTAACCAATAAAGAAAAAATCCCTCTTTATCCCCAACATAATCTAAAATAAATTTAGGTTTTTTAACCGATACTAAAGTTCTTTGCATTAGAGTATCCATTTTTAATCCTTGTTGTGTCGGAATGATAACTGTTAAGTAATTTGTTTGTCTTTTCTCATCCGGAGTATCATAAAAATCTAATTTAAAAAATGAATTTGCAAAATTATTATTATAATAATATAAATCTTGTGAGGTAAATCCTTCATTCATATAATCAATACTCCAACTTGTTATATTCGACAAAGGACCTCCTGAATAAAAATAAAATTCGTAGTTCACCTCAGTATTATCCGTGGTTCCGGTTGCCGGAGCATGTGCGAATCTGGTCACTTCAAAATCTCGACCAACCCCAATAACCTCAGTTATCATTTGAGTTTCATACTCATCAATTGCCAAGTCTAACCCCAAATAATCCCAAGTCAATTTTATTGGAATATTAATTTCTTTATTAGTACCATCAGGTACTATCGTTACTTTATTCACAGTCATCTATAAATGGTTTTATTGGTATATCAACCCCGTTTAAACTCTCATTATAATTACTACCTTCCGGTATTAATCTAAACACAACTTCAGCAAAAGGATAATGTGAAGTATTTAAAAATGGGTAATCAACACCTCTGTCTAAATTATCAAAAAACCCATAAGTGTATAAATCCCTCCATCTAAATTGTTGGTCAGACTCAGAATAGTATGAATATTCAGGTAATTGCTCAATAAAATCAACATTTCCAGTTTCAATATAATCTGAAAATACTTTTAAAGTCATTTTATTATGTGGTTCATAATAAAAACCTTTAGAATTTGTGTCCACAAAATCAGAAGTTTGAAAAACAGTTTGATTATAATTTATCTTTTGATAATATGGTGAGATAACTCTTTCAAGTTGTTCGTAGTCATTCCATTCACAAAAATCCCCATATAAAACATCATCTTTAACTAAATTTTGATTATAATAGAATGTTTTGGTCGCACCACTTGTTAAAGTATATGATGATACTGGTATTTGACAACTCGATTCATTATTAAATAAATCCCAATATTGATTAACCTCTTTTGTTAAATTAAACTCCCACCCTTGTTTTAGACCAAAACCACCTGAAGGTTCATTAAAGTATCCTGCATATCCTTTATTAATAATTGTTAGATATATCTCACTTAACGGTCTCATTTGATTATCTTTATATCCTGCAAAATCTAAATCATAAGCAGATGTCATATTATAAGAGTTACTACTAGTTTTTTGAGATATTCTTGAAACCTGATTTGGTGTTATTGAACTATATTCAAATTGTTTTTTTTCATTAAAGACATTTTTTTCAAACCCATTTTTTGTTACTATTAAATCTTCAAGATTAGTAATTACTTTATGTTTTCGAACATAATACTTTGATTTAGTCTCCAACAAATTATCCGGATTAATTACTCGTTTAAATAATCCAGTAACATTATCCGCAAATGTATTTCCCGTATAACCAATATTGAAAACATTAAATACATAAGGGTCACTATCAAATAACCCATTACCTAATGAGTAAACTTGAAAAATATTAGAATTTCTATAAGTTAATGATAATTCAACATATTCGTCAACAGATAATCCGTGAGGTGCAATACATTTAAACGATATTAAACCGTTTCCATTTATCTCAATATTTTCAATGGTAAATGGAATACCCTCTTGAGCCTCCCAATCAATATCTCTAGTTGTATTAGAATAATAATATAGTTTTTTTGTGTAATCATTTTCAAATGGATATGTTAAATAATACATCCAATTATATGTGTAAGCACTTTTTGACTTATAATTAAAATGTTGGTTATTAACATCCGGTCTAAAAAAATCAAATTCATAATATTGTGGATAACCCTTCCAAATTCCAGTAACCATTGAATTTTCTGCGTTAACATAATATAAGTTATACTGAAACGGTAAATAAGTAGTAGTACCAACATAAGTGTTATCATATATGTAATTAACTTTAAATGTTGGTCTAAACACAGTACATGTCTGTCTTTCATCATCATAAACTTGAGCCAAACTAATTGTAACACTTCTATCGTATTCAGTAATTTGTTGACTTTGTTGGTTTAAAGATATAGTTACTCTTTCATCAACTGATGGTGCTCCTTTATATTTTAATCCGCTAGGTATTATTGTGAAATTATTCATCTATCGAATATTTTGTTTTAAATTTATCCAATGCTGTTTCACCATTAATCAATCCAAAATAAAAATGAAATGGAGCCCCCACAATAAATCTGCTCGATGATGCCCCTGTGGTAGAATAATTACCATTCGCATCTACACTAAAAATATATCCTCTCGCATATAAATCACTGACACTACTAGTTGTAGGTCTGAAATAATTTGGATTAGACAAACTTGTTCTGTCTAAAGATTGATATGGTTTACCTTGAACTATATCCGCATAGTCTGTCGCCCAATTATTATCTTCTGTCCCAAAAATAGTTGTTCCTGACGCACTCCATTGATAAAATGGAACAACTTGAGATTTAATACCATATGGATAAGGATAATAATTGGCGTTATTATTAACTCTAAAATTTATTCGTCCCGGTGTTAAGTAATCTTTCACTTGTAGGTCTTCAGTTGTCGATGAAAACCAAACCGCAACTACCGGATATTGAGGTGTACCTAATACCTCAACCGGGCCAACTTGTCCCTGAACTAATTGATAATATTCAGGTGAAAATTTTATCACACCAAGTTCAGAGTTAATTGATAATAACTGAGCTAAATCTCCATCTATTTTAAGATTTCCTCTAGAAAATAATTGATTAATACCACTGTCACCGCCACCTAGCATACGTTGTAAAAAACTTTCATTTGTAATTCTCGATATAACAAATAAATTAACTAAATCTGATGGGTCACTGTATGTTGTTGGTTCCATTTGTCTCATAACATAAGATGAAGTATCACCTTCCCCTAAAATAATTTCATCGTAAAAACTATCTTTCATACCTAAATTAATAATTGTTGTTGGAGATTGAAGATTTAATTTATTCAAAGAACCCACTTGAGTTGCTGCATTACCAATAAATTTATTTAAAAATTCATTGTATGGACTACTTCTATAATAAAAATTATTTGTGTCCTTTTCAAAATAAATTGTATCTCTACAAAAACTGGGTGGTAATGGTCTGTTTTGCGAATCAAATATTGTATCAATTTGAATTGGGTACATATATAATCCTCCATTAACCCAGTTATTAACAAAAGATTGAGATAAAACCCCTTGACACAACCCATAAAAAAATCTCCATCGAAATGCCCATTCATTAAAATTATCGATGTCTTTTCCAATATCAGTTAAGGGCTCCCTTAAAAATTGATAACAACCATCAATAACAGCATCACTATTTACACAATTTTGATTAACTTGAAAATCAGTACCAATACCTTCATAACACTCAATAGATACAACTTCACTACATTTAGTAAAAGTGTTAAATACATTAGTTGATGCATATTGTCCTTCAATATTCTCAGTAGTTATATCAGCACCTAATGAATAGTTTGTTGCTTGAATATCAATACCTGCATCATCTATAACATAAACCGCAAACCCTAAATTTTGTTGTAATAAAGAAGGATTATAATCCCAACTAGACCCATCCAAAACATCTGAAGATGGTAATCTATCTGTTCTCATAACATTGTTGGTATTAGAAGTAATACTCATTGGGTTTTGAAGTAAACTAGGGTATAAAACTTTGGTGTAATAAGTTATTGTTGTATCAGTAGGTGAAATACCACCCTGAGTATAATAATACGCACCACCTGATAAATCTTCAGATGTTTTATATCTACCCGGTTCATTTGCAACACTAGTCCAAGTATCATTAGAACTTAATGAAGACACAATATTAACACCATTCACATTTGAAACTGAAGTAGAAGGAGGTGCGTTAGACGCATCATAACTTCCATAATATCCAACAATACTAGTCGTGAATGATGAGAATGTTAAACCAGGAGTATTTGAACCGCTTATACCCCCTCTAAAGAAATGAGATGGATAAAATATATCACTTTGTGAATTAAATTTTTGAACTGAAATAGAATTATCCGGTAATTTTTGTATTGGAATATTTAATCTTGTATTTGCAGTCATAATTAATGAGTCTTCATTTGGTAACCCAAATAATTTACCCAAACCATAGGTGTTAGTATAAATTGGCGAATATGGGTCAACACCTCTTTGTAGTATTAAAATATGTCTTTGAGAAAAATCCTCGAATAAATCAGATGTTTTATATGAAGGTGTAGAATCTTGTTCCCAATAAGAATACCCCGGTTGTAATACGATAGCTGGGTTATTATTAAACAATACTGGTGGTACTTCGATTAACTTACTATATAATATGACAGTACCGGATTCCATTATATTTGGTAATAATCCATCAGTAGTTGTGTCCCACATAGTAGACGCTTCTTGGACAGTCATACCCGTTATTACTTGAAAATACTCAACATCTGAAGGATATTTATAATTTTGTTGAGTAGAACCGGTATTTAATTGATAATTTACCGATAAATTATTTAATTGATTATTTGGGTCACAATAATTTACAGTGTAAGTTGACGCTCCACTATTTAATGATGTACCACTAATACCTCTATTATACGAACCAGTATTACCCGTATACGTTGCATTAACATCTTTCGTTGTTAATGGGTCTACAAAGGTTAAAAGGGTTCCGGATTGTATTGGAGTATCATAAATAATAACTAAAGTATTATCGTAGTGACTATTAACGCTATTGTCAAATGACACTCTAATACGATTAACACCGGCGAAATATTTTTGTCTAAGATTAAAATTGTTAATTCTCTCACCAAAAGGATAATAATTTGAATAAGCAAAAAAATCATTTGTAACACTTCCACTAGTAATAATTGTTACAGGTGATTCCATTACTTTATATACTTGATTGTCATTGTTAACATCACTATTACCACCCATGGCAATTGAAAAAGAAGTTTGCACCGTTGCTGGGTCTGTAGTAATATTTAATTGATTTATTGGTGTTACAAAATTATTATAATAATTAAAGTTGTTTGAAAATTGAGTCATTAAAGTACCTAATGGTGCACTTGATGTCTCTGCGTCAACAGATGATGTACCACATTCACAACTTATACAATCAGGATATGTAATTACGGGTAATTGAAATCCTCTAATAGGTTGTCCTTTAAATAAATTAAAAATAATAATAAATGCAGTAAGTAAAAGAGCCAATTTACCAGCAATAATACCGTATTCTGTTGCCTGTGCAGTTAAATTCTTTGCTTCTAAAAATGCAGTAGTTGACAACTTAGCAAAGAAAGAACCTAATCCCGAAGTATAAATACCTGCATACGCCGCTGCTGAAGCCGCTGCCAAGATACCACCATCTTTTGTCGCCTTGCCAGCTTCAATAAGTCTTTTAATAGCCATATATCCATAATATCCTATCAATATTCCCATGAACACAATAAACCAATCTTTAAACTTAACTAATGTATTCCAAACAAATGCAAGAACATGAATAACAATTAATAACGGAATCGAAATAATTTGAAGTACTTGCATCAAAATCGAAAATATAAAGAAAAACAAATTAAAATTTTTAAAACCATCATTTACTGGAAATTTATTGATTGTTGATTCACAAGAAGAATCGTCCACTTCTTTTATTCCAATAAAATTTGCCCTTCCACCTTTTTTATACTCATCAATTAAATTTGAAACCGTATAAACTCGGTTATATTTAAATTCATAAAATGTATCTTGACAATCAATTATTTCATCTAATTTTTGAATTCTTTCTGTTGAGGTAAACCCTGTCGTACCACCCGGAGCATAACCATTCCAATCTAAACCAAAATAATAAGAACTTTTTAATTTGTTTTGTACCGTAATATTTCCCGAATAATTTGGGTCATTATCGGAAGTTGACCAACCATATTCTCTAACATTTGGAATTAAAAAATTAGCTCTTCTATTTTGTTGACTAAGACTCGGTGATTGCTGCCACTTAACTTTAAATCGATACTTACCTTTTGTCGGTATACCTATTGTAGGGTCATTAGATATAACCTTTTCACCAAACTCATTAGTTGTGAAATAATCTAAATTCATTGGTAATTCAACTAACCAAGCTCCACTACCATCTATAACATTCCCTGATTGTTCTAATAAGTACTGCTCTAATATAGGATTACCTCCACTATCTTGTTGTATTGTTTGTCGTATAGCCAATATTTGACCAGGACCCGCAATCATTGAACAAAGGTTACCCATGTTGTCTCTTGGTCTACAATTACTTCTCAATCTCATTCTATCAGTAGTAGAGAAAATAGACCCCATGAAAACCGATGTTGGTTGTATATCAATATTAGCCTCATCCCTTAAATCAAAGTCAACACGATTTACAGCAATTTGACATATTTCAGGGTCACCCCATAATGGTGAAACCGATAATGTTTTGGTTAATGAAATAATTTGAGGTAAAGATGTCAAATCGTTTGAACTTCTGAAAGTATTACCAGCAACTTGACTTTCAGTTGCAAGTCCCATTCTAATTAAATCTTGAGGCGTTAAAGAAAATTCACCAATGTCAGATAAGTCAACATCCATAACTAAAGTCTGAGACCCTAATGGAACACCCATTATCATATAATCACCACTTTCATTAGTCTTAGTGGTATAACGATAATATTTGTCGTAAATTTGTACTGCAACACTATCCGTTAAGACATCATCTCTTGTTGGTAATGTTCCTGTTGCGGCATGAACAGAATAAGATTTTTCGTAAGGTAATAAATTGTAACGATAACCATCCTCATTCTTATCTGTTGGTGATTTGTAAGGATATATACTTGAAATTATTGGGTTAGATTCATCTACATCAGTAATTGGTATAAAAATCGAAACTCGAGCATTTGGAATACCAAATCCGTTATTAGCAGTAACCCTACCAACAATTACTCCATAGTCCGCACAACTTCTTGTGTACACATCAGCTTGTTGTATTTTTAGTGATAATATTTCTAAAAACTCAAAGTCTTGGTCCAACTCAACGTTAATAGTTTTGTTGATACCTAATTCGGTTTTAATTCTATAAGACTGACCCATGCAATTCTTTTAATTAATAAATAGTTTATGTGTTATTTTTAAAATTCACACACCTTACTTTTAATTATAAGATAGTTGGGTAATAAATAAACCTGTTATGAAAAGGTAACTGATTGGAAATTTTTAACCGACACCCTAATGTCCTTATTAGGATATCTAATTTGATAAACTTGAGATGGTTGAGCGAAAATTGTATCATCAACCGGTGCGATTTCTTTTGTTTCCAAATTACTATATTCCATAGATGTTTCGGAAGAAGAATATTGTCCTCCAACATTATTATAAACATTTAAACCAGCAACAGTTAAAACTCCATTTTGATTTTGAACAATACTTCTTATTTCAGATAAATAAACATTTTGACCTAATTCCCTTGTTTGTGGATTAAGATAAGTCGAAATTCTATCAACTACATCAGAAATAACTTGTCCTGAATTTTGAGCGGAATCTAACACAATCTGAACATCAATACTTAAGTCAATAACATCAGCCGTTAATATTGAAATATAATCGTTCATCATTCTATAATTGGATAGGTAATTTGCAACATTTTGTCTTAAAGTATCAGACACAATACTTGTTAATTTACCTGAAGTATCATACGATAATAACTGAATTAATATCTTATTATTATTCTCGGTTATGGATACTTTTGCAGGTGCACCAAACTCTGATGGCATATTTCTAATAATTGATTCGTAATCTTGTACCGTTACTGCTCTTTTTTGAGCTGAGAAATTAAATGAAACATAATTTCTAATCTCCTCTAATGAAGGAGTCCCCGCACCACCAATCGCGGCAGTAACGTTATTACATCTTAGTGAATTAACAACAGATGAGTTAGTTGACTCAGATGGTCCGTTTACAAAGAAATTAACAGTACCAACTTGATTAATCACATTTGTACCTAAGTTTGTCGCCAAACCACCACCAACTCGATACTGAACGAATAATGTGGAATTAGGTATTAACGCAGAACCCAATGAAAAGTTGTTTGAATATCTTTGTAAGTCAATTGTCGCACCAACTGTTGTAAATTGGTCTAACGCATCTTGAGCTGTGTTTGTTCCACCACCAAAAGTCATCTTTTTAAACCCTTCGGAGGTATATTCACTTATAAATCTATTTTGTGTTTGAATATATCTACCAACTTTAATACCTGGTTGGTCCGATACTTTAGTTGGGTCTTCAATAAAAACTCTATCTTCAGCTAATGAATCAACTTCATACCATTTATTTTCAACACCTAAAAATTCTGCGGTCGAAGGAATATTAGTATATTCAGTTCCACTCTTAAGTAATACACTTGTAATACCTAACACATTTTTTTCAGGTAAAAATAATTCAAAGAATGGTTTTACATCATTAGGTGTAATTACTCTTTTAAACACTTTAGTAATACCATTAACAACCAATTCTCGTTTAGTAATGGTATAATTAATTAAAACGTTATTAGCATTAAAATTTGGTATTTTTAATCTATTTGGAAACCCTTGAGCATTATATGGTGATGTAAAATCAATATCATATATGTTTTCAAAAACAATTCCCGCTCCAACAACTTGAGACCCTCTTGTTAATGTTCCTAAGTATCTTTCATCCTCTTTATCTCCAAAGGCCGGAACCGTAATTGAAAAATCTACTAAAGATACCGATGGTCTTTGACCCGGTAATTTCAATCCATATGTTCTTGCAATATTATAAATTGAAGACCTCTGTTGAGCGTATTGTAGTACCGTCTCCTGTATACTTCTATCAATATGATAATGTAAATTATCTGCAACCGCTGCGTTCAAATCTAAAAACACCGAGAATACCGAAGCGTCATTGAAATCCTGTATTAATTCAGGGTAATAAGTTCTTACATAGTTTAATAATTCAGTTCTTATTCCTTGAAAATCTCTTGTAGTATATGATATATTACGATTTGCCATATGATATTAAATATTAATGATAACGAAATCACTCGGTCCAAAAGTTGAATTGTTTGTCGAGTAATCTATTTTTATTTTTGCGGTATATTCTGAAGTCCCTTTACCCGGAAACCGATAAACAGATGACTCACTTGTTCCTATTGTCGCCATTCCTGTTGCTAAATCAACTTCTTCTTGAGGGTCAGCAGGACTTATTGTAATTTGGTTTAATAATAAATTTGGCATAAAAGTACCTACAGCATCTCGAATATCAGATTCAATAGCATCAAATGTTAACCCATCAAATGGTTCAAACAAAAACTCATAAAGTCTTGTTCCAAATGTCGGTAAATAATATCTTGAACCTTTTCGAGTCAAAAGTAAGTGAATTAAATCCGCCTTAATTTCTTGAGCTTCAAATTCAGTTAACTGTAAATAGTCACCCTTTAATGAATCCCTGAAAGGGAAATTAAGTCCATATGTTGTTCCGTCTGCCATATCTATAATTATAGTCTTATGATTATTTCTTATAAATACCTAAAAATAAAAAATCCCGACATTGCCGGGATTAATATAATTATTGGTATTTTATTATGAACCACATCCAAAACATTCAAATTCTGAATCTGTTGGTTTTGTTGTAGGTTCAACAAGATTCACTTTTGGTTTCTCTTGTTTAACTGTTGATTGATTAACTTTTGAAATATCCACCGCTAAGTGTTTTGCTCCGGTTGATATCGCTTTAGTCCTAACATAATAACAAAGAGTTTTCAGTCCTTTACCCCATGAATGAAAGTGAGATGATGAAATTTTTGATAATGTTGGTTCTGACATATAGATATTCATTGATTGTGATTGGTCAATAAATGGTGCTCTGTCTGCCGCCATATCAATAAGTTCTCTTTGAGATATCTCCCAAATTGTTTTGTATTTTGGAATTAAATGCTCAATTCTTTTAACTTTTTTATTGTAATTTTTATCTTCTTGGTCAAGATAATTATTAAAGTTGATATTTTGAACCGAACCTTCATTCATAATGATTTCATTTTTTAAATCTTCAGACCAAATACCAATTTTTTCAAAATCATTAATCAAGTATTTGTTAACAATTAAAATTTCCCCACCAACTACACGACGATTAAATAAAGCCGAGTGAGCCGGTTCAGTCATTTCAAATGAACCTGTAATTTTAGCTGAAGACGCAACTGGCATCTGAGCCGTGAATAACGAGTTACAAACCCCGTGGTTAGACACTTCTAATTTAAGTGAATCCCAATCCCACATTCTACTTAACCCTTCGTAATCTAATCCCCACATATCAAATTGGAATTCTCCTTTTGACATTGGCGAACCTTTAAAGAATTCGTATGGTCTGTATTCACCTGATTTACATAATTCCATACTTTCCGTAATTGCCGCAAAGTAGATAGTTTCAAAGATTTGTTTATTAAGTTTTTTTGCCTCTTCAGTTGTGAAGATATAGTCCATTAAAAAGAATACGTCAGCAAGTCCTTGTGTTCCAATCGCAATTGCTCTTTGTTCCAACCCACCTTTTCTACCTTGTTCAGTTGAGTAACTATTAATATCAACAACTTTGTTAAGTGCTCTAACAACTTTTCTAACTTCACTATAAAGTAATTTAAAATCAAACTCACCTTTAATGATAAAGTTTTTTAATACCATTGATGATAATGTACAGATTGCTGTGGTGTTCTCATCAGTATATTGGTAAATCTCATTACATAGGTTAGATTGTTTAATCACCCCAATGTTTTGATGATTTGTTTTTCTGTTAGCACTATCCTTAGAACATAAATAAGGAACCCCTGTTTCAACTTGAGATTCAATAATTTTGTTCCAAATTGTTTGAGCTTTAACTTTTTTACCTAAACCAAGTTCAACGGCTTTATTATAATTTGATTCATACTCATCACCATAAGTTTCTTGTAATGGTTTAATCCCCGCCTTTTTAATATCATTAGGACAGAACAAATACCAATCATCGTTGTTCTTAACCGCATTCATAAAGTTGTCCGGTAACCAAATTGAGGTAAATAAATCTTTTGCTCTTAATTCTTCAGCACCTGTGTTCTTTTTAATTTCAAGTAAATCAATGATGTCTTTATGCCAAGGTTCAATGTAGATAGCTGCACTACCCGGTCTTCTTCCTTGTTGATTAAAGAACCTTAATCCTTCATTAACAATTTTTAAGTATTTTAGTAAACCACCAGCAAATCCACCTGATGAATTAATACGACTCTCTTTACTACGAATGT